TCCTCGTCATTCAGGGCAAAACCCATCTTGACATAGTACATACCAACAGAATGAGACTTTACCCAGCCATTAGCGTATTGGTTCATCATAAATTCATTACGCTTGCGCCTGATTACAGACTCGAAGACAAGGGCCTCTGTCTCTCCTTCATAGTCATATCCGAGTTCAGACCATTTAAAGAACTTTGTATATGCCTTCAGATCCTTCCCATCCGCGATGATGCTTTCAAACTCCATCGAGTGTTCCTGAAGGTGCATTATCATCTTATTGCTCTGGATAGACTTGTTCCAGATACCAGGGATATGAACGTCCATGTGAGAGTCGAGGAAGTTTGTTGTATTGATGATGCAGACAACCTTTATCTGTTCAGCTTCTATAGGGTCAATAATATCTCCCTGGGCATCCTTATTCGTGCCGAGATTCTTGTCGTGTACAATAACCGGGGCAACAGTGACGGCACAATCAACCATCTTAAAGACAGCTTTTTTCTGTGCCATCAGTTGAGCCTTGTTCTCAACCAGGAAGGCAAAGAGTTCTTTCTTTGTCGCAAATTCCTTATTTCCGTAAGTTATCATAGCCTTACTTTTTTACCAGTTCTTTGTCCTCTACCTGCTTCTGCTTTAGCTTCCGCAGTTTCCTGATCTGCTCGTCTGTGAGTTTTTTCTTGTCGCTCATTGTATTATGTTTTGTCCCTGATCCGGCGGTGTCGCTACTGCCGGTTGTCTCTCGCTCTTTAACTTATCTCCCTCCGGGCCGATGGGTTCCAGTTCCATCAGTTCGAGGTATTGGTTCATCGTTATAATATTGTTGTTATAGGCTTTATCTGCCGAAGATGCGTTCATCGAGAGGGCAGCAGCTTTCTCTTTGAAGGATTCAGCAAGGGCGGGGATATGGGCGAAGTCAGTATGTAATTCAACCCCGAAGTCACGCATCTTCAACCTTTCTGTCCAGTATAGATCCTCGTTATCGACCATCGGGATCACGGTGTCCTGGTAAAGCCTTCGGACGGCCTGCACCTGATTCTCGAATGTTGCTCCCTGCGTGTAGGTCTTATAAAGTTCAACAGGCACCTTAAACCCATTACTGATGATCATTGCATTGTTAGTGAACTCCTCATATATTCCGAGTTCCTGAGAGTTCATTATTGTTTTGATGAAATCGATATCCGAATAACTAATAAGGTATTGTTTCTGATTATCGAGTATGCCATAATCCGTTTTGAATGTCCGGTCAATCTCGTCTTTGTCTGTCTTACTTAATGGTATCTGTGTGCCTGTAGCATCCTTGTTATTTGCCTTAATAATACCCTGCATACCCCTTGTTTTGAGGATCACGTTCATAGCCTCAAATGCAAGTTGTGTATTGGTGATGGGGTATTTGAGCATTTCAAGCCTTGATGTCCCCATAATCGAAAAACCTTCCAGCCCAATATTCACATCATTGAAGTGAATGATCTGACCCGGATCAAACTCCTTTGGAGGGCTATACGAAGTATCTGAATAGAGAGATATTATTCCTGTAATGTCAACCTGATCGTAATATTTTCCAGTCTGCTTAACCGTTACAAATTCCGACGGCATATTCAGCAGAGTTTTGACTGTCAGGATATTAGTATCAAATGTCTTTAGCGGGTTATTAAGAAATACATAGTTATTCCCGAAGGTAAAATACAGGTAATACCTCTGATAGTTAAACTCTTTGAATGACTGCAACGGATTAGGACGGTCAACAAATAACCTTCGTGCATTCTGTATGGCCTGTCTTTTATCGCTCCAGGGAACCTCTTTGCCATCGAGATCAGTCAGATACTTCTTTCCGTTTGCCGCTGCTGTAGAGAGAATGTCAATACAACCGTAAAGTACTGGATTTGAAGCCACTGCCTGACGAAATTGCGAAGGGTTTGAGAGTGACAGCCATGCCGGCTTATCGACATATAGCTGATAGTTTGAAGCATTGATCTGTGTCCGCGATATACCACCGAGGCGACTGAATAAATCTGAAAGGGAAATGAATGTATCTTTAATGATAGACATTCCGTATTTCTTTTAGGCAAAATTAAACAGCAAATAAAAAACCCGCACTATTCAGATACGGGTTGTGGTCATTCAATAGACACTATTATTTATCCCTTACTTCGATTATCCACTGCCCTCGCCTTCCGGGTATCTGTCTGGCAACGTGCCTACAGGGTAACTGCCCGCTTCTTGCCCTGCGGATAACAGTCTTTGCACTGACTGTCTTTCGGCCTAACTTAAACGCACGGGAATATTCTTTTGGGGTGTAGATCATTTTTTATTCAGTATCAAATTTACCAACTCGACTACATCTGTCTCAAAATAGAATATATGACCTCCCCATTTTTCAGGTAAGTGCTCATGCTTCTTAATAAGATATTCCCTGATCCACTGTGGTAACTTCTCATAATCTTCTTCTGAAACGTGCGGTTTATTATTGTACTTTGCCATCACTCTTTAAATAATCCGTTATACTTCTCCAAATACGCACACAACAGAGCAAGACTATCGGCTGCATCGTCGTGATCTTCTTTCTGCCCTACCGGCTTAATCTTGTTCAGCTTATAAAGTTGCTCCATGAACTTACCTAATGTCTCGTTAGGTTGCTCAGGGAAATAGAAATAATACTTAATAAGGCCAGCATTTGCAAGTATGCGAGCCAGCTTGTTTGACTTACTATATTGCCCGAATATCTCAATTCCTGGTATTAGTTCCCTTAGCCTTCGGGTAAAATAAGCTCCTGCGTTATTTGTCTCAACAACAAGGTTATTGATATGGCATATCTTGACCTTATCCTGCACCTGTCCCTCCTGAATAGTAAGATTACACTGGTCGAAGATAGCATCGAAGATATAAACCCGATTGCCGTAAACCCTTGCAACAGGACCGGCAAAATAATCTTCTCCCTCGTCTGCTGTGTCAATAGCCGAGATAGTGAAATAATGTTGTATTTCTTCTCCTTTATCATTCTTTTCATTCGGCGGAAACTCCCTGTATCTTTTCAAACTGCTCTCCGGGAATACCTGGCCCTCAACCTCAGTGATCCAGCCACCTAAAACGACGTTTTCATACTCTTTGGGATCTTCCTTTTTTAGTCTCTCATAGTCTGCCAGTATATTACGTGGTATCTTATCCTGATCCGCATCGAGATAGCTTGAGTGTATATACATGACATTATCGACAATCCCATTGGTTCCACCAGGCACGCCCTTCTTTTCAAAAAACTCCTTATAAATCCAATGCTCCTTTGTCGTGGGGTTAAGTATGAGTATTGTCAGGTTTCGCTTATCGCCGGATCGGATCGAATAGAATATCTTTTTAAAGGTTTTGAAATCGGGTAACTCTTCTGCCTCGTCATTAATGAACAGGTTGAACCCGGAGAGGCTTTTCAGGCTTGCTGTTTGCCCCAAGGAGCCTGTCTTAATCCCTTTAAAAGCAATCCTGTTACCCTTAAATTCAATGTGAGTATTAGTGTCTGATACCCGCCCACCTATTCCGAGCAGTTCAATCTTATCTGAAAGCTCTGGTTTTATGCTGTCCACAATCGACATATTTGTGAAACGGGTATAGAGGACGTTCCAGAGATAACTCGATAAAGCTATAAGGGCAAATATTGAAACGGTGTAAGACTTGAGTGAGTAACGTCCGCCAGTGATGATAACGGTATCTATTTCCGGGTGAAAGGAATTATCGAAAAGATCAAAGAGGGGTTTGTATTTACTTTTTATTTCGATCTCCATTCTTCCTTTCTGTGAAGGTTATCTTGATTGGGGAGTCATCATCCCCTCCAATTAACTCTTGCTTATCGTGCCAGCCCATATTTTTAAGGGCGAATATTGCACCCGTAGGAGATTTATCAAGCAGTAATTCTTCATAGCTCATTTCAATTCTGAGCTTTGCCTTTTTTATAATGTCAGAATACTCAATATTCTTTTCATAGTCTAAAAGTGATTGACGGCTTGAGAATCCGAGAAAATATGCAAGTCCGCAAATAGTTACCTGTGGAATCTCAAACAAGCCAGCATCAGTTACTATTGATCTTTTATGTGCTCCTCCGTTAAAGTATTCATTAATCTTGCTTTGGAGTTCTTCGGGGCTTTTATATAACGCCGGACGACCCCCTTTATTACCAACTGCATTTTTATTTCCTTTCGGTGCTGGCATTTTACTGCTATTTTCACCACAAAATTACATTATCACTCTGACACTTTTACAATAATAGGCCGGTTAGTTATGAACAAAAAAAGGCACCCCGTTAAAGTGCCTT